TGCTGCTTTGCCTCGGTTTGTTTCCGCATTCACGGCTGCACTCCAAGCACCCTTTTTCAAAGCGCGTTCTCTAATTTTACCCAGTTCAGCCACATGGCCTTCATAATTCACTTCAAACTTCTTAAGTCTCTCTTCTTTTAGTTCACCTATATACTGTACTACAAGAGGATATAGTTTTGGGTTTGTAAGTGTAGATCCTTCTTGTCTTGCGTGGTCTTTGCTGTACCCAGCAAGAGTAGCTGCCTCTGTCTTTGTAACAGGACCGTCTGGCCCGCCAAAAACTAAGTGTTCAGCAAATCTTTTTTGCATTTCTGTAAGTCTTTTTGGTACTCCCATATTGACAATTTAAGCCAACAATCATATATTGTCAAGGATGATGACAAATAAAGATATAGAGGAGTTTGAAAAACAAATGGATAATCTTAAAAAAGAAGAGTTGAAGCCTATGACTCGAGAAGAAGAATATAGAAATGCAGATGTGCCTATGCCTGATGATAGAGGTTCTGGTGATTTAGAAAAAAGAATTGAAGACTTAATGAGAATAAGTCTATCACATCAAAACTTAAATGCAGACTTAAGAAAAGAATTAATGTTCTACAAAAAGAAGTGTGAACACTTTGAATATATGTACAATCAAATCAAGAAAGAAAAAGAAGATTTACATAGTCATGGTCAGAGCATGTTGAATGAGTTTAGAAACAAAGGTGATGTCTAGTGTTTGTTAGACACTTACAAGAGTATCTTGATAAGTTTACTGCTGGTCCTAAAGGTCAGCGTGGTAATGCTGTAAGTAATGCTAGAATATATATTCTAACAGACAAGGGTTACCTTGAAGAGATCAAACGTATTGAAGTTCACGAGAGCACCAAGCCAGGAGATACATCTGTTCGTGTGGTTTTAAAACCAAACAAGGAAGAATTACTTATAATGCCACCAGGTTATATTAAGGATTATTAATGACGTTGTTGTCTTAAAAATACTATGGGTCCAGAAGCAAAACTTTACAAAAAATTTAAGAAAGCAACACCCACAATATCGTACTCTCGTATAGAAAATTTAGCAGTACCTGGTGTGCCAGATGCGTTGGGATATACAAAATATAATCAGTTCTTCACCATAGAATTTAAAGTAGCAAAAGCCAACAAGGTCAGGCTGAGTCCACATCAAATTGCATGGCATATGAGGCATCCGTACAATAGCTTCATCTGCATCGAGGCCCTCGGTCCGGGCATCGTAAAACTTTATGAGGGGTCCATGGTTCGGGAGCTTGCTGCTTGCGGCTTGGAGCTTGAACCTTTGTGCTTGGGGCTTGACGCTTGCGGCTTGCTGCTTACGCAGCTTGGAGCTTGAAGCTTGCGGCTCAGGTAACCATTATCCCTGCACCATTGTTCATGGAGTATTCTTATTGTTGAGTCAAACTTAGTGTTGGCCATATGCAACATTCTTAACTTCAGGATCCCAGCATGCGCGGCAGTCCTTACATTCATTGTCTTGAGTCGGCGCGGGACATGTTGCGCCAGCTGTCACCACCGTTGATGTATTAGGCCATGACTCAGGGGCGTCCTGGTCCACCATCGGCGCGCTGAATCTTATCACTAAGTTGTCAGGGCACAGCGGCAGGAAGTGCTTGATCCATGCTTCACGGGTCGGCAGCCAGTGCCTGGTCTCAGGCGTTAACTTACACACCGCAAAGATCTTAATGAGATGCGCTTCGTCTTGTACATCTCCTGAATCATGCCATCTAAATACTTTTGACTTCTTACTGTTAATGAGTAATGCCATGGCCCCGGTCCAGAGATCATGCTTGATGCTGGCCAGTCGCCTGTACTGTGCATCCTGAACTACCTTGAACACGTAACAACCTTTAAGAGCATAGCAGCCCTCGCAGGTGCTGCCTGATACCTTCACCAGCTTAGAGCCGGTCTTGCATTCTTTGGCAGGTAGACCATAGGCCCAGCCGGGCATCTTTGAAGGCTTGCTCAGGCCTCCGACTAATTTTAGAGCTTCATTTGTTTTCATCTACTAATTCAATATCAACTAATTTATCATCTGCTATTAGATCGCCAACCTCGTTCCACTGGCCCTTATCATTATATCTTAAATTATAAATGATATCATCCGCCTGTTCTTGATCTTTAGCTTTAACAGTTATTTCATAACTCTGCCAGAAGCTTCTTCCTGCCGTGTATTTATATTCTTTCATAGTCCTTTATTATCCTATATCCTGCAGCTTGTCAAGCTTGGCGCTTGTAGCTTGATGCTTGCGGCTTGTAGCTTGGAGCTCGTCAAAAAATTTCTTTGTGCTCTTCAGGTATGAAGCCGGCAACTGGCCGTGGTCCATTGTGAACCACGGCAGCAAGTCATTGTGTTTAATTCTCTTCTTCATCTTTTGATTTCTTTTTGTATTGTGCCTGGTCTTCCTTCACCAGTCGTAGGATCTCTTCCATCGCATCCGCTATTCTTTTTAATTGTGTTGTGTCCATTTTATATCTTTCTGTTACGTAGGATCTTATAGGATACTACAGAGCGTGTCAAGCTGCTTGTTGCTTGGAGCTTGCGGCTTGAAGCTTTTTTTAATTTTTTTATAGTTTAGAATCATTCTAAAGTGGCCAAGCGCTAATGGGTATTACACTCTCGCGAGTTACCACTAGTCACAACTTGACCCCAGAATACAAAAGCCAGAATGGGTCCGGGACTGCAGTTTACCACCGGTTTGAGGACAGGTCCATTATCCTAAGACTCAACCATACTTATAGAGGTTTATACCCTCAGTCTCATCTTTGTATTCTGGGCTCAAGACTACTATAACCCAATTTATCGTATGCTTTTCTAGTAGCTGATTGCATACTTCTAAGGGAACTAAAACCCGAAAGGACTAGGCAACCCAAATGCATTTGGTATCGTCTTACAAATTGCCTAATACCTAACTCTATATAAGACTTGACAAAGAGTTTGTCAAGGGATAATCTGGGATAATTATAAACAACAGAAAGGACACTATGTCAGCAAAAATAAGAATGAACACCGAATACAGAAACAAATTCTACAATAGAATTAAAGATGTATTTGAAAAAGAAGAAACGCAAGAGCAACAGGCATTTCTACAAGCAAGAGAGGACTTCAATGACAGACAGCAAAAGGTCTTTAATCTTGCAAAGATAGTTGTTGAAAGGTCATATCCTACGGAAGATGTAGCCACACTACGAAAGTTTAAAAAGAAGTATGGCGACCCTTGTGATGTAGTAGCAAAAGATAAATGCTTTTACTTTGCACATCAAGAAGATGTAGATGACGAGGGCGAAAACAAAGAAACAAAATCGCATTTTGATTTTGGTTTATATGGCAATCTAAATGGCAACGAGTATGGTGGTCAAGAAGATACTGAACACTTTGCTCATGCCTATTTTAGAGAAGAACTAAAAGAGAAAGGTTGCAACCCAGATATCATAGCCCAACAATCTGGCAAAGATAGCAACCCACATAAAACAAAGCACGTTGATATGTGTAATAAAGCACTTGGCAAAAGTGGGGGTAATGATGACGGAATTGGAATGACTAAAAACTTTAATGATAGTTTTTATGCTGATGTCATTGGAACTTCTTATTGCAGAAGTAGAGCAATCGCTTGTACGAAAGATGAATACAATATCTTTTTAGCTTGGCGAAGTGCAAAAGCAAAAGTTGTCACTACTCATCAAACGTGGATTAATTCTATAATGAAACAATGCGACCAGTTAAAAATCGGATTGAAAGCATATAGATATTTGTCCGAGGGTATTGAGTTGGCAAGTGAACTAGGAATAAAAGTTGACGAGGCAGAACTTATTAAAACTAATTCTACTGGCTTAACAATCTACAACCCTACAAATCTGGCGAATATGATTAAGGGTATGAAAAATAAAGAACAGACGAGAGAGCAGAAAATATATGAACGTATGAAGTATGAAAAAGAAAGTGTAAATTAATACTTGACATAGTAGGGATTATCATATATAATCCCTACTATAAACAACAGAAAGGACACAATGAAAGCAAATACAGAAATAAAAATACCACAAAACTTTTTCGTGACTTACTACGCAAAGAAACACGAAAAGTTTATAACTAGAAAAGGTCAATGGACTAAACCAAACACAGATACGCAAGGAAAGTATTTTGTATCTAAAGAGGGAAAACCTTGTTTCATTTATTACGACCTAGACGCAGACGGCTGGAGAATGGCAACGTGGGCAATGACAATTAAGGAGAGAGGATAATGGACGGAATAGAACTTATGGTAGCAATAATAGGGGCAGTAGTAATATTGACGTGGTACATATGAGTAGTTTTAATTGGTGTCACGGACCGAGTTGCCACACATCTCACACACAGGACCGAGTGCGAGGAAGTAAAGGTAGCAAGGTCCTAAGAACTAGAAGAATAAAATTACACACCGATAGTCAATGGTATAGTCCAGACGATTTTATGAATTACTTTTGTAGCCAAGGTTGTATGCACAAATTTATAAAGACACATTTACAACGCATAGTTGCAATCGCACCGAGGACCGAGGCACTTGAAACACCAATCAATGACCCTAAGAAAACAGACAGAGCTTATTATGGTCAATGGGAAATAACAGAAAAAGACGATTTACTACCCAACGGAGATAGGGGTTGACACACAGACAGAATAGGAGTATATAGGATATAGAAAGGATACATATATATATGACAACTAAAATAAAAACAACTAACCCTTACTCTGGTCAATCAGCAATGTTGACCGAGGACGAGCACAAACTATACATAGACATTAAGACTGCAGAAGTTAAAGAGGACTACACTACAATGCAAAAGAAGTTAGATAAGTTTAGCAGACTAAATGTATCAGCATATATGACATTACTAGACTAACAATCACAGGTTGTGCGGCCCCTGCGGGGCCGCGCTTCGCGGGCCTTCGGCCCTCGGCGCTTCGCGCCTCGGGGTCCCAAACCGAAACCAAAAATTAAACATTAACCGACCCCACCCCCTAAAAACACAAAAAGGGGTCCCACTGCTTTTCGCTTTATGCCTTGATTTAGACAGCCACCCCTGTTAAAAACATTTTGGTACCATGGACTTGAATAAGGTAAACATAGAAAAATTACCTGCAGATGTGCGTAAAGCCTTCAAACAACTTCAAGTGTTACATGCTGAAAAAAAGATACAGAATAAAGCTAAAAGTGATTTTCTATCTTTTGTAAAATGCATGTGGCCAGATTTTGTAGAGGGGTCCCATCACAGGCACATTGCAGAAAA